ATCTCAGCCTCCATCAGATCAATCGCGGCGGCGGTAGCGTCTTTTTGGACATCAATTAACTCGGTGACAAGGACATAATTTTCCTTCACCACCTTATTGGCTTCCTTCTGTGAGACTGCCCACCCATCAGTTTTACGAGATAATTCAAGAATAGATTTTGCCGTCTTATCTATAAGCTCAGGTGCATCTTCAAAGAGGCTTAACAGGTCAAGTAGTCCCCTAGCAAGAAGGCTGAACATGTCAAGCGAACCTGTCTTAGAGAGCGCATCTCCCATCCAATCAGTAAGCTTTTCTTCTCTAACCCTTCTAATCCCTTCAGCAAGGTCAAAGAATGAATCACTAAGGTCTTTGATAACCACATTCCATGCCGGGGCAAGGGTTGTTCCTATCTCCGTCATCAGGCGTTTGAAGTTCGCCCCAAGTTCGTGGTCAACTGCCTCGGCAGATTCCGTCCAATCATCAAAGGCTTCGGCCGCACTACCAGCACCCTCGCCCATTTTAATAATAAGATTCTTGTAGGTTTCAAATTCCTTAGAACTCAGAGAGGCAAGGCCGAGCATACCTTCCGATGATCGGAAGAGCTTTCCTATTTGCGTGCCTGTAAGATCGGCTTGCGTCCTGATACCCTTCAAAGAATCCGCAAAGCCCAACTCTTTGACCATTGCAAGAGATGATTCATAACCTAACTTATTAATGAGTGCCGTCAGTTTTTCGTTAGGTCGGAGTAAACCAATTAGAATACCACGAAACTGAGTAGCCGCATCAGATGTGCTTCCGGCGGTCTGTGTAATGAGTGCAAGAGCCGCCGTCATTTCGAGAGCATTAACGCCCGCCTCTTTTGCCGCCTTTGAAATATCACCAATGATCGGGACCAATTCCTGCACGGTAGTCTGCCCAAGTTTTTCAGTGGTAAACAGGAGATCAGCCGCTTCGGTTGTTGATCGTATCTGTCCGTCAAAACCAGCCATCATTTTCGTTAGGGCTTTGATTACTTCTGCTTGGTCAACATGAGCCGCCTTTGCCGCTTTTGCGGCGGTGGTGAGAAGGTCAAGCGCCCTCACTGGTTCGGTAACACCGGCAGAAATTACCTGATAATAACCCTTCATTAAGGCCGTGGCATCACCCAACACTGGGTCAATCGCCATAATGTCCCTACGGATAATATCAAGACTCTGACTTGTGACCTTTCCCATATCGACAAGGGCTGTCTCAAAACTCTTAAACTCCGTCCTTGTCTCGTTAAGCACCCTTGCGAATGCTCTGACTACTCTCTGTGCCGCATAGACGGCAGCAGCATACCCCATCCAGCTTGCCCGCATCTTGCTGAGCATGGATTTGTGTTCCCCGTACTGCTGGGCGTTCAGTCGTTTTAGCTTCTCATTTTTCGCCCTCTCCGCTCTTACAATATCGTTTGCCGTGGCCTTAGAGGAGTTGGCGATCATGTTGTAGGAGTTCGTAATCTTCTGGCGCATTAAGTTCATTTCAGCGGCGGATTTGATTCCGAGCTTCTTAAAGTTCGCCTCAATATTCAGGGTGGTTTGCGTGGCATCTTTATAGAGTCGTTGCTGACCCTTAGTATAACGTGAAGGGTCAAGATCAAGCTCCACAAAGATCTTTCCCACGGAATGAGCTCCCATTACTTAGCACCTATAGCTGATCTTACTTCTGACAATGAGGAAGCCAAAGCCGGACGCATAAACGGCTTCGTATGCTCAACAATCTGAGGATAGTACGCAAGGAAGTTGCCTGCATACACGCGCACGTTTCGTTTCTTCGAGAATGCCTTTCCGCTCTTTGTTTTCTTCCTGACAACACGGATAGACTTTTTAAGCTGTCCCTTATCTCTAGCCGTCCACGGTTGCCCGGCATAGGGCCCGGTCTTGTAAATTGGTCTTGAGATAGTACCAACAGGGCAACCCCTCCGGGCAGCACCCGCAATAATCTCCGCACCTTCGACAAGTCTTTCTATTGCGACATTCTCAAAGGTTTCGTCCATCTTGTTTGGGTTCCACCGTTCAACTCTCATCCCGCTGGTTCCTCTCATGAAATGCATGTCTGACTTTTTTCAAGCACTCCCACTGATTCTTAATGCCGCCGGGGTATCTGTCCATCACGTCACAGACCGCCGGAATTGAGATGTCCACTGGCTGACCCATGCCCACTATTACAAATTGACTACGGGTCATCATATAGACCTCTAACGCCTCTCTGTTCTCCGGCATCGTCTCCACCCTGCACGTTCCACAGGGCGGTTCTTCGGGTGGATTTCTTGAGCCATAGAGTTTTCGACACGCGGGACACTGTGGTAAATATGTGTCTGACCACTCTATGACCGCTATCAGTTTTTTGCTTCGGCCTCCGCCTTGCTCTCAACTTCGCCGGTAAGGATCTGGAAGACCCGCTGGAAGAATCTGAGAAGTTTGGGTATCTTAATCAAGGCGAGTTTATCTTCTCTCGACATGACAATACCAGCATACCCGCCATCTTCCTTTTTCTTCCTGGCACCGATGATTGCAAACTCCCAAGCATCTTCAGCTTGTTTTTGCTCAGCTTCAACAGGCAAATCGGGATAGTAAGGAACTCGCTCCATCTTTCTTTCAACCGGATTCCGAACCATCTTGCTTTCTTTCTTGCGACCCTTGTTGGCCTCTTCAAAGAAAGCTCCCATGCCACGAATGCAGAACTCCACCGCGTCTTCCTTGGGGTCATCGTAAACGATTTCCCCATCCTCAAAATGAGACTCAAAATAGGAAAACCAATCTCCTTGCTCTGCCTTGCCTAACTCAAAAAACTCTGATATTTTGTTACTCATAACTTTCCTCTCCTTTAGTTGTTATTAAGTACCAACGCCGATCTGCTCCATCTCTGCGTCTGAAACTTCTCCGGCAAAATCAATCGTTCCGATTCCATTTCTCGGAAGGGTGACTGCATCGGCCTTTGTGATAAGGATTTCTCCACCGGAAGCCACTCGCCAAAATGTTGAAGTGTTGACGTAGAGATACAAATTGGTGATTCCAGAGCCCGTTTTTAACGTGGTGATTAGTGACCTCTGGCCTGTATCGTCTGAGGGGTCATAATTGCCCTTGAACGTAACCTGACCGGGATCGATCAGACCAGATGCGATCTTCGTAACAAAGGTATCCCCGAACGCCTCACCGCCCTTAATGGTTTCCATCGAAGCACCGCTAATGCTCCATTCGGTCATCTCCGCAATGGTCAAGATCCCTACTTGTACCCATCCACCTTTTCCTGATATTTTAGCCATTACTCTTACCTCCTGTTGTTTTTGTTGTTATTATGCTGCCGAAGTAGCGAACTTGATATCAGCCTCCGACATTCCTATAACGGTTGAATCCAACCGTGATATCCCCTTGAATCGTTCATACAGCCATTTATAATTATCCAGAAATAATTGATCTGGATGCCAGTCGAAAGACCTCATACAATAATGCTCCGCAAAGGCATCTATAATCCACGCGGTCCCGCCCATTTCCCATGTTTGCAGGACACAGAGGGTCCCGTATAAATCGAACCCTTCCATGCTCTCATCAAACCGAAACCCGCTTTTTAAGTTCACGATGATACAGCACTCATCCATGCAGCTCGCGGGATGTGGAAAAGAATGAATATGGGAGGTCGTAAACAGGAGCGGTATTCTCATGTCATGAAACATTCCGCAGATAAGTCCTTCCATATCTTTTCCGATAATCCCGGCAACCACCCACGAATCTGGTAACTGTGAAAGCTGCTCTTTTGCGATAGCCAGCCATCCGGCCCGGTAATGCATATCCTGATGAGTCAATACTGCTATATCGTTTCCCTCGGCTTCTATAATGTCTAAGAGTTTATTAAGCCCCTTTGCCGCTGAGTCGGGATTGTAGACAACATGCACCGCCCCCGGAAGTTCTGATCGAGCGAGAACCATATCAAGCCGCATCTTATCGTTTACCATAACACCCCAACCGACTTTTCCATTGGTCATGTCCTTCGTCATCTCTTGCTTTGCAACTGAGCCGCTTTCAAGCAGTTGCAGTATTATCTTCTTAACATCGTGGTTTTTCTCCACGTATTTATGAAGCATAATCCCGTCAACAGGGTCATATTTATTCAGCTCACCCTCAAGCCATTCCCGTGTAATCTGATAACGATATCTACGCCCGGAGAAGTTGCATTTTGCTAATTCCAGAACATTATTCCAACCTACATATCCGTCACCTAATGCGCCTATATAGGAACGGGCATCTGCGACAATAACTGGCTTGCCCTGGGCGAAGGATTCCAGCACACCACGGCCAAGGGTAATACACATATCCGCCCAATCAATCTGATCTTCAATCGGGATTGACTGATCACTTATTCTTACTTCGTATTTTTCAGAGAGCCATTCAAAGGGATCGGGATCAGGGGTTTCTTTTCTGATAATGAGAATCTTTTCCAGTTTGCTCGAAGGCCATTTCCTTTCGTGAATATCAATAGGCTGTCCAATAACAAGACTATCAATTCCCATCGTTTTAAGTCGGAATTGTCTGACCTCTTCACTAACAGAAACATACCTGTCCGCCCCCAACTGAAACGCTTCATCGTTTATCAGGCCATGAGATATAAAGACCTTCGGAGCGGGGTTGTCTTTGATCGCCGCAAACGGTTCACGGTGAGAGCATATAATCAAGTCGCACTCGCCCGAATGCACAACCTCATGCCCGGCCTCTTTCAAGCCGTCGATCAGCGTCTTGTAGTACCGCCCGGAACCGCCTTCTTCGGCGGTCCCTTTAAGAAATTTCGCTGTTACCAGTATCTTCATTCAGTTCCCCTTCCTTTGTTTCCTCAATCACTATTTCCTCTGGATAGACTTCAACAATCTCTTCCTCCACCACTTCATCAAAAGACCGTTTCCCCAGCCTCTCCCCTACTTCTTCAGCTGTCTTCCCCAACATGCAGTCACGGCAAATCTCAAGCTCCAGACCCCTCACCTTCGGCATTAAGGAAAGTTGGTATTCCCTTGCCCCTGTAAGATCGTCTACCGTCCCTACAACCGCCTCATGCCGCCAGTCCTGACAACACAACAGAACATCCCCATTCGCCCCTATGCACATAGTCTCAAGGGGTATCGGACAGGGTGAGGGTCTTAATACTCCCCGGCCCTCAATCTCTTTACAGGCCCGGACATTTCCGGCGCGTGAGGTTCCAATCTTACGTGAACCAGCCATAACGGTATCAACTTGGTCAACGCAATGCAGAATAGGAGCATCAAGAATTCCGTTCGTGGCAACCTCAATCCTGACTTTTGGCAGAAGTTTCCGAGCTTCATTCACCCAATCAACCAGCCTTTCATCAAGGGTTGGCTCGTAGTGGAGCAGGAAACCCAACCTGCCCTTAAACCCGTTGGCCTTGAGCCATTTGAGAATCTTGGTATATTTTGCATGGCTCATTTTGGTAACTTCATCCCCGTACACATCATCAAAGGGGCAGTAACGACAATGCCCGTTACACGCTGTCATAGTCTGTAAATATACTATCGGTGGTAAGTTCATATCTTAACCTCCCTTATTTTTTTTGAATAACTTTTTCCAAGCCTTTTTGGTTTATTGATAATATCATTATACTACATCCTTAAATTGCTCCCGCTCTTCTGCGGTAGTGTCCCAATCTTCAGCAGCTTGTGCCGCTTCGTCAGGGGTTCGTTTTCCCATTGCCATAAAGGTTCGGTCTGAATCTCCCATTGACGCTTCACCCTCAATCCAGTTTAATGCAATCCACTCTTCCCGCGTTATGTCTGATAATTTCTTTTCCATCTATGTTTCCTCTGTGATCAACTCAAATTCAACCGGCCAGTGCTTGACTTGTGCCTCTCCTGACGGGGTTGTTATGTCATCAACCCCTGTCGTATAATTTGTTTCCTTCATCCCGATTGCCGTATGACCCGTAATGGATAAAGAGCAATCATCATAAAGACTATGCAGAGCGTTATAAATTGCTGATATCTCTACCGCACTTCGTGATGTCGAATAGATGGAAAACTGAAAAAGGATATTCCGACCTTTCTGTTTAAAAGCATCGTCAGGAACTACAACCACAGGAAAGTAAACAACGTAAGGGAACTCCGCCTCCTGTGGCGCACAGTCAAGGTAAATCCTCCCACCCACCAGTGAGGATAAGGTGGAGGCGGTGGTTTTGGAGTAGATTGCTTTTAAGATGTTTGTCATTCCGCTTCCTTTGCCATAATGTCCAGAATCTTGTTTTCCATATTCGGATTCACTATGCTCACAATATTGTAAAACGCATTTTTATATTTGATTCGCCAGCTTGCCCTTATATCCTTCCGGTAGCGTATTCTTATCCTGTGAGAAACAACCATCGAAACTGAGTCTGCGGCCACAAGTTCCTTTGCACTCGTTGGCCATATTGCCGCATAGATTGTATCTCCATCGTTCCACGTTTCCGTGAAAGACCCCATTCCGTCTGACACGCGGGTCTTATACTGGAGGATTATCCTGTGCTGTAAGTCACTTATACGCAACGACTCTCTCCCCTTGCTCTGCCATTTTTTGTTTCCTGACTATCCACGATGCTTTCATTGCCTCTCTTTTTTCAAAAGGCAACACCTTGCCTCTGGTGGGTCTGTGTCCTCAATCCTTCTTGTTGCTATGTCGATATCCTTGTCAATGCCGATGAAATCAAATCCCTCTATCTGGGCCGCTACGCCTGTAGTACCTGAACCAACATAGCAATCAAGGACTGTCCCACCGGGAGGGGTTACGAGTCGGCACAGGTAACACATGAGCTTCAGGGGTTTCACCGTGACGTGATTGTTACCCTCTCCACGCTCTGCCTTTGATGCCTTCGCACAGTAGAAGAAACGGGCGGCTGAACCTTCACTACCTTTATGATTTATATTATCTCTCTCCCCACAATTACCCCATATTCCTGTATTAACTTTATTCAAATTGCCCGTCTTTGTCTGCGGAAACAACCCCACCACTTCATCAGAACCGTCATGGATTACGTTGGCAGGGAAACGGCCTTGTGATGGGACAA